GGCCACTGCCGGGGCGTTCAAGCTCGCTCAAAGCACGGCGCAAAGCGCGCAGGAGGTCGGCAACTTCGCCCGTGTCGCAAATGCGGGCGTCGTCGAGTTCCAGCGGTGGGCGGCTGCATCCGCCACTGTCGGCATCGAGCAGGCCAAGCTGTCCGACATCCTGAAAGACGTGAACGACCGGGTCGGTGACTTCAACACCACCGGCGCTGGCCCGATGGCCGACTTTTTCGAGAAGATCGCGCCCAAGATCGGCTTGACCAAGGACGCATTCAAAGACCTGTCCGGCCCGGAGGCGTTGCAGCTTTACTACTCCAGTCTGGAAAAGGCCGGGGCGTCAACGCAGGAGATGACCTTCTTTCTGGAGGCCATGGCGTCGGACTCCACGCTGCTGATCCCGCTGCTGCAAAACGGCGGGCAGGCGCTCAAGGAATTTGGCGATGCTGCCGAGGCGTCTGGGGCCATCCTCACTGACGAGATGATTGCCACCAGCAAGGATTTCCTGCTGGTGCTGGGCGCGATGAAGGGCGCGCTGACAGGCATCAAGAACAACATCGCCACCGAACTGATGCCGGTCCTGCGCCCAATGATTGTGGCGTTCACCGATTTTCTGGCGACCAACCGTCAAGGCATCATCGACCGCATGGCGGACGGCTTCAAGCTGATCTCCGAAGTCATGGAACGGATGACCGGCTTTGTGGTCGATGTATTCGGCGCGATGTCCAACCTGCTGTCATTGTTTGGCACGGGCGAGGATGCGACCAAGAATTTCATGATCGCGATGGCCGGCCTTCTGTTTATGTTCAAGCGGGCGTGGTTCTTTGCCGGGCTGTTCATGCTTGTGCTTGACGATCTTGTTGCATGGCAACAGGGGCAGGAAAGCGTCATTGGCGAGCTTATCGGCAGCTATGATGGCTGGGTGGAGCGGATCAAGTCGCTGACGGACAGCCTCGGCGGGATGGAGACGATTGTAGCGGCGGTCCAAATTGGATTTGCAGGCCTTGTGTCGATAAAGATTGCACGCTGGCTCATGCTGGCGGCTGGCGCTGTCAAGGCGCTGACCTTGGCAATGGCCGCAAACCCGGTCGGCCTGCTCATCATCGGGATTGCTGCAGCGGTTGTCGGGCTGATCTGGCTCTACAAGTGGGTCCAGAAGAACGAATGGATCATCGAGGGCCTCACAGCCAAGTATGAGGCGTTCAAGGCCAAGGCGGCTGAGTTCTTCAAGCCAGCGATCAAGGCGTGGGAAGACCTGAAAGCCGCAGGCGATAGCTTTATGGCGGGCAATTGGCTGGAAGGAAGCGCTGGCCTCCTGTCCACAATGACCAATATTCTGATCCAGCTTGCAGACCTGTTCAGCCCGATCTTCCTTGATCCGATCTTGGCGCTTTGGGGAACGTCCGTCGCTGATCTCGGGTTGAAGTTTAAAAACGCCATCAAGGCTGGCTTTGACAACACGGTCAAGTTCTTCGGGGATATGATCGAAGGCCTGAAAGGGCTGTGGGAAACGTTCGTCAACTGGGCCAAGGCGCTTGCCATCGACATCCTGCCCGAATGGGCGGTGAATATGATCGTGGACACCGAGACGAAGGGCATGCTGCCGGATGATTATCTCCTCATGCAGACCAATCCTTATGGAACACTGAGGTCCATTCCGCGCCAGTCCGGAGGTGCCACCGGCACTTGGGGCGATGATCCCAAGCCCGCGCCGGTTGATCCTGAGTTCGAAAAACGTAATGGCGAAATTCTGGAATATCTCGACAGCCTGAGCGCAACGCCTGTGCAGCCGGGAGCGGGCGAGGTGACGGGCGGTGACGTGGACAACAGCAAGGTCATCACCCTGAATGCGCCGGTATCGATGAACATCACCGTTCCCCCCGGCACCACGTTCGAACAATTGGGCGTGATCCGGTCGGAGGTTGACCGCGCAATCAATCGCGAAGTCAACCGCGCCGCAACCGCGCTGGAGGGCTGATCATGGCTTTGCTCTCGCTGATCTTCGGCAAGCTGCCCGGTTTGGGCATGAAAGCAATCGGCTTCCTGCGGGTGGATGTGTTCACCGAGGAAACGATCACGTTTTCCAGCGAGGTCACGGAAAACCCCATCGAATCCGGGGCCGTCATCACAGATCACATGTTCAACAAGCCAACCGGACTGCGCATCGCCGGTACATGCCGGTCGCAACATCGCGGCATGGCATACCAGATCCTGCAAACCCTGCATGAACAGCGGCAGCCCATTTTCATCGCGACTGGATTGCAGACGTTCCGCAACATGGCGCTGACCGAGCTGATCATCCCGCGCACGGTCAAGGATGCGGCCAGCTTGGTTTTCACTGCCGAGTTCAAAGAGCTTCGCTTTGTGACCGCAGCCACCGCGCCAGCCACATCATCCGCACCGCAGGCGGGTGGGGCGAGAGACACCGCCAGCGGCAAAACCAACGCGGGCAAGACCCAAGCCGCGACCGCAAGCCCCGGTGTTGCTGGTGCCGCCCAAGGCACAGCAGGCGCGGTTGGCGGTGCGCCCAAAGGCTCCATCCTGTCGAGGATATTCTGATGGCGCTTGTAATCCCATGGCCGGAGGGGCCGGAATGGCAACAGACGATCACGCTGGACAATCGGACCTATCGTCTGACCGCCCGCTGGAATGAGATTGCAGAGGCTTGGTTCATGGACATCATCACGCTTCCCGGTGACGCCATCCTTACCGGCATCAAGATTGTGGCAGGCGTTCTGATCGGCGCGAGATTTGCGGACAACCGCTTGCCGCCCGGCTATTTCGTTGTTGTGGAAAACGCGGAATGCGGCTGCACACCGGGGCGCGAGGATATGGCCGGTAATGCCAGGTTGGTCTATGTCTCGGCTCTTTAAGCGCATCGGGCGCATCGAAATTGCGGGGCAGGGTGGCGGGGTATCGCTGGACGGTCTGCGCTTTGACTTCTCTGTGCGCAAGACCCGGTCGGGAACGCCGAACAGTGTGACATGCCGGATCTACAATCCCAGCCCGAACACGAGCCAGCTATCCACCGACATCAACGCTGATATCAGGATTTTTGCGGGATACGAGGGTAACGCAACAATGGTGACGGAGGCCAATATCACCAGCGCCGTCACCGTTCGCCAGCCGCCCGAGATATTCTTGGAAATCGACGCACAGGAGGGCATCCGGGCGCTGCGCAAAACCAGCCTGTCGGTCACGCACAATGACAAAACCACGGTCAAGGAAGTTCTTGACGAGATCGTTGCCAAGATGGGCGTCAGGCTGCGGCCCGTTGATTTCGATATCTCGCAGAAGCTGCGCGGTGGTTTCGCCTATGTCGGCAAGCCCGCAAAAGCGCTTGATGATCTGGTCAGACGGTTCAAGGGAAACTGGTCGCTGCAAAACGGGGAGTTGCTGATCCTTCCAGAATCCGGGGCCACGCAAAACGGCAACATCCCGCTGCTGTCACCTGAAACCGGCCTGCTGTTCTCGCCGGAAAAGCTGCAAAGCGACACGTCCACGGAAAAGCAATCATCGAATGAGCGTGATGGCTACCGGGTGGTGTCGCTGATGCAGCCCGAGATTGAACCCGGCGACCGCGTGCAGATCAAAAGCCGCGATGTGTCGGGGCAATTCATCGTGGATGAAGTCGAGCACAAAGGCGATCTGCATGGGACCGAATGGTATACTGAACTGACGGTGCTTGAGAAATGAAGCTGGATGAACTGATCGCCCGCGTGGTGAAAAAGGCGGCACAGGACATCCGTGGCCCGATGCCCGCCAAGATCATCAGCTACGATCCGAAAACGCGTCTGGCGCGCGTGCAGGTTCTGGTCGCGGAGCGGACAGAGGACGGCCTAACGATTGAACAGCCGATTATCACTGACGTTCCCGTGTTCATGCCGATCGGTGGCGGTTCTGCAATCACAACGCCGATCAGGGCTGGCGATACCGGCATGGTGCAGTTTGCCGGTCAGGATATCGGCGGCTGGGCGACGGACGGCGACGAAAGCCCGCCGGATACCAACCGCAGGCACAGCCTGAGTGACGCCATGTTCACGCCCGGACAGGGGCGAGGCGAGGCTGATCCTGACAATTTCAAAATCACATTCGGCGGCGCGGTCATCACCATCGCACCGGGTGGCGGTGTCAATATCACCAGCCCCGGCGACATCAACATAACAGCGGCGGGTGATGTGAACATCACTGGCGCCAACATCAACCTGAACTGACATGCCAGCGATAGCGCGGATCGGCGATGGCTTTTCAACGGGCCACGCCTGCGATGGATCATCGACCATAGCCCAAGGCAGCGGGACAGTGTTTGCCAATGGCATCGGGGTATCCCGGTTGGGCGACGTGTCGGCAACGCACGACATTCTGGAGGGTGACGCCTGCGTCCCTCATGCCGTGCCGATTTCCGGAGCATCTGGAACGGTTTTCATCGACGGCATCGCCTGCGCGCGGGTCGGCGACAGCATTGACGCCGGGGCCATATCCGGCGGCTCGTCAAACGTATTCGCAGGGGGCTGACGTGTCAGATATTCTACTCGACCGCACGAGCCATGACATCATCATTGGCGACTACGATCTGCCCGTGGTGCGCGGCGTCGATCTGATCCGGCAACGGTTGAAACAGCGACTTCTGACCATCCTTGGGGAGTGGTTCCTGAACGACGAAATCGGCCTGCCGTGGTTTCAGGAGTTCAGCCAAAAGGGCGTGGATGACGACCGGGTACGGGCGCTGATCCTGCGATGCATCGCGGAAACAGAGGGCGTGTCAGAGGTGGTCGAGTTTGATCTGAGCCTCAATCGCCGGTCGCGCGGTCTGACCGTCAATTTCCGCGTCACGTCGCCTGCGGGCGAAATACCACTGGAGATCACCCTATGAGCGGACTGACGGAAGCTGGATTTTCAGCCAAGCGCCTGCCGGAACTGAAAACCGACATCGAGACGCGGCTGGTCGAGGCGTTCGGTGATCCTGATCTGCGCGAGGAAGGCATTTACGGCCAACTGGTCGGCATCCAGTCCGAGTTGCTTGCGCTGCTGTGGCAGTTGTCGGAGGATGTCTACGGCAGCCAGTATCCCGACACCGCGACCGGCAACAGCCTTGATCTGGTCTGCTCCCTGACGGGCGTCATTCGCATCCCTGCCACACCAACGCAGGCGACGGCGATTGCCTATGGTCTGCCCGGAACGATCCTTCTGGCGGGCCGCACCGCACGCAACCCGCGCACGGCTGAAACCTACCGCAGCACAGGCGATGTGACCCTGTCTCTGGATGCCGCACGCGTGGCATTGATCGGCGTCGAGACGGTGGAAGATGGGGCCTATACTGTCACCATCGACGGCGCGGACTTCACATTCACTGCATCTGACAATACCGCTGCCGAAATCCTTGCGGGCTTGTCCAGTGCCATCCTGCGCGTCGGCGTGGCATCAGAGGTCGAGGATACGGGCCTGCGCATCTCGTCCGATGATCCAGCGGCTTTCGAGTTCAGCGCAAATCTGGACGTGCTGGAGGTCGGATCGGAAGTCCCGATGCTGGCGACCGAGACCGGAACAAAACTACTGCCGGTTGGCGCACTGACCGAAATTGTCACAGCCGTAAGCGGCTGGTCGCGGGTCTCAAATATTGAGCCTGGCATCACCGGCACCAACCGCGAGACGGATTCGCAACTCAGGGCGCGGCGGGAACGGTCCATCCAGATCACGGCGACAAACACGCTGGACGCGATCACCGCGCGCCTGTTGCAAACGCCTCTGGTCGCTGATGTCAGGCTCTACGAAAACACCGGGGCTGTGACGGACGAAAATGGCACGCCGCGCCAGCATATATGGGCCATCGTCGAGGGTGGCTCCGATGATGATGTGGCGCTCACGATCTACAACGCCCGCGCGGGTGGCATCGGTATGCGCGGCAATGAGACTGTCGAGGTCATCAGCCCTGAAACTGGTCGGGCCTATCCGGTTCAGTTCGACCGGCCCCGGTATCAGGATGTTGAAATCTCGGTGATCTACACCCCGCTGCCGGGGGCAGGCCCGATGATCGAGCAACGCATTATTGATGCCATCACGGCGCGAGTGTTTCGGATCGGTGATCCGGTCATCTACTCCCGGATGTATGGCCTGATCACCTGTGCGGTCGCAAACATCCAGATCGACGATCTGACGGTTTCGGGCGCGCGCAGCAACGTGATTGTCGCTCCTGATGAGAAGGTGCGGTTTCTGGCGAACCGTATCCGGGTTGAGCGGCAATGACCCGCTGGGATATCGCGGGCACAGACAACCGCATTCTTGAGCAATATCGGAGCAGTCCGAACCTGATCGCGCTGCTGAAATCGCTGGTGGATTTGCCCGCCGCTGACCTTCGTTCCACGCTGGAGTTGTTCTACCTGCGCCTGTCGATTGACGCATCCGTTGGGGCGCAGCTTGACAGGATCGGTGATATCGTCGGTGCCCGCCGCCCATTGGCTCTGCGCCGTCAGCCAATCGCGCTGGCCTTCGGTACACTCTTGGTGGTGGACGGTGAGGGCAACGTTTATGGCGTCGAAGATCCGACGACACCCATCGAGCCGATGCGCGACGAGGATTACAGGCTCTTTCTGCGGGCCATCATCTACCAAAACACACGCGGCTCAACGATCCCTGAAATCGAGGAATTCGCCACGCTTTTGCTGGGCATCCCGGTATCGGTTCTATCCGCAGTCGGGACGGTGGATCTGCAATTCTATGAACCCCTGAACGATGCGGAACAGAAGATCCTGCTGGACACGTTCAAAGTCGCGGCAGGCATCCACGCCCGATATTTCACCTATGCCGCAGGGCCGGGGGCTTTCGGTTTCGACGGCGGGCCAAATACCGGCTTTGACGACACCTCCGGCACCGGGCTTGTCCGAATTTTTGAGAGGCAGCAATGACAAAACTAATCGGCAACTCCGAACTTCTGGACGTATGGGCGTCCGAGGGAGACACCTCCGAGCCGTTTCTGAGCAAGCGGGCGCAGGGCTGGCTTTATCAGGAGCAACCCGCGTCCGCGCTGATGAACTTTGTTCAGCGAGAGCAGCAGGAGAAAATCAACCATCTGCTGAAAAACGGCTTGTCGGAATGGTCCACGAATACCCCCTACACGCGCGGCGCTTGCGTCAAACATGCGAACACCGCATGGCGGGCGCTACTCGACAACACGGCGTCGGAGCCTGCGCCGGGGAACAACGACTGGAAAGAGCTTGACAGCCTCCCGATCATCCGTGCGCCCGATTTGATCAGCCCGATCAACGGGGCCGTCGATGTGTCCACAGCGGCACCCTTGGTCGCCTCCGAATATGCGCCGGTCTATTCGGTGGATGACCGCGACTATCGCCGGTTCGAGGTCGATGTGGCGGGCGGTGATTTCTCGACGCCACTTCGAACGAATGATGTGGATGCCGACACATGGAACGTTGACCCAATCCTTGACACCTCGGGGGGCTTTATCTGGCGCTGTCGGGACGTGAGCGATCGTGGCGATATGTCGCCATGGTCGGGCACCGGCAGCTTTACGACTGGCGAGGTATTTGTGGCGCAACCGTCCATTGCATCCCCAGCGGATGACGCCACCGGCATTGGCGAGACGCCAACTCTGACCAGCAGTGCGTTCGCGGTGACGGGCGGGGTTGATACGCATGCCGCCTCGTTCTGGCGGATCTTTCTTGGCGGGTCTGAGGTTTGGGCGTCGGGTCGCAGGACAAACGCGCTTGTGTCCATCAGCGTTCCTGCGGGCGTCCTTGCTGACGGCGAGACGGAATACACGGTGCAGGTGCGCCATGAAGGGGCGGCGCTTGGCCTGTCGTCGTGGTCTGCGGCATCCACTTTCACGACGCTTGACACTTTCTCCCGCGTGGCAACCCCTGCCATTGTGTCGCCTCTACCCGCTGAGACCGGCATTCTGGAAACACCCGGCTTTGCCAGTGGGGCCTTTGCGGTCATCAACGGATCCGACACGCACCGGGCATCTTTTTGGGAGGTCTACACCGCCGCTGACGCGCTGGTCTGGTCGTCGGGCCGCAGCTTCACCAATCGCACCAATGTCACAATGCCCCAAGGCATCCTGCAGGACGGCGAGACCGGATATAAAGTCCGTGTCCGGCATGAGGGCACCGCCCTTGGCGTGTCGGACTGGTCGCCCCTCGTCAGTTTCACAACGGCGGTCAGCTTTGGGCGGCTGTTCAGCGGTGCCGCAAACAACATCATCCGGTCGATCAACGCCTCCAGCTTCGGTCAGCGCGGCACGTTCACCAGCCATATCGGGCGCATCAATGGCTTGGCATATGGCGGGGGCTTTGCCTACACCGCCTCGCAGGATGGCACTGTGCGCAAGCTGGCGTCATCTACGTTGGCCCAGGATGCAATCACCACGGGCAGCGGCCTGCCTGTTCTGGCGATCTGCTACGGCACGGATGGCTTTGTCTACACCGGGTCTGGCGATGTGGTGCGCAAACTCAGCGGGTCGAACTTGACGCAATCCGCCGCATTCACCGCAGCCGGAACCGTGCGGGCGCTGGCCTTTGGTGGCGATGGCAAACTGTATGTTGGGGCTGGCACGGATGTTCAACAGGTCGATGCGTCCACAATGGCGCTGATCGATACATACTCGGGCAATACCGGCAATGTATTGTCGTTGTGTTTCGGCACGGATGGATTTGTTTACAGCGGGTCCGAGGATGCCAAGATCCGGCGGATCAACCCTTCCGGCATGACGTCTTCGGTGGTGTTCGATGGTGTCACGACAACCTTCTCTTGGTCACCCGTCGGGGTCACGGTCGCTACCATTTTCTCCGGGCGAACAGTCAACACAAGCCTGACTGAAATGGAGGCGCACGCGAATGCACAGTTTGATGCGTTCTCGGCGCTAAATTCTGCAGGGCAGGACGGCGCGACAGTAAATTGGAACAGGCGTGCGGCGGGGAATGGAAGCGCCGAGGTGTCAGTTTCCCCGAGAACTGGCGTATATCGCGTTGTGTCTGGGTTTACGGTCAGAAAGAGGCTGGGACCAAACCCATCGCCCGATGGGTGGGGCAGCAGCGGGACGTGGCTACCAGGTAGTGGATCGTACGACTGGGTTATCGACCGCATTGAGGTGCGAGCCTCAGCCACTCAGACCACCGGAGCCGTCAACGCCCTAGCCTTTGGGACGGATGGATTCCTCTACGCCGCGTTTGAGGGCAACACGGTTCGCAAGCTCACCGCCGCAACGCTGGTGCAGTCCGGGCTTTCCTTCACCGGCCACACACAGCCGGTTCGGTCGCTGACATTTGGCTCTGACGGGTTCGTCTACAGCGGCGGGGCTGACAACGCGATCCGCAAGATCAACCCGACCAACATGACGCAGGCGGGCCTATTCCAAGGCAACACCAGCGCGGTTACGGCGCTGGCCTACAACGTCTCAATTCCTGATCTTCTGGAGTTCCCTCTATGACGTGGGCTGTCGTGATTGACGGGGTTGTGCAGCGGGTTGCGGCGGAAAAACCGCACCCTGACGCGCTTCCGGTCCGAGATGAAGTGCCAAACGCTTGCCCGGTCGAGAATGAAGTGGTGCAGCGCGATATGTCGGATTGGAGCGTAATGTCTGACCATGTTGCGATCACTTATGCTGTTATGCCCAGAGATGTTGCCTGCGAGCGGGATGAGGCAAAACAGACCGCACGGGACCAATGTGATGCGCGGGTCCGTGAGGCTGTGAAGTTTGCAGGCCTGCTGATGGTCATGCCAGATGAGATCGACTTTGAGGATGGCGGGACTTGGCGCACGCTGTCGCGCGATGAGGCTATGGATATGGCCGAGGTCATGTCGCGGCACGCCAGCGCTTGTCTGGCTCACTGCCGATCAATGCATGAACGTCTGGATGCCTGCGCTTCCGTTTCTGAAATCCGACAAATCGACGTGAAGACTTGGCCGCAAAGGGGCGCGCTATGACGATCAACACCTTCCCGATTCAGACCATCGACGCGGCGACGATTGTCACCCAGATCGAGACGGCCAAAACCGACACGCAGGCCGCGCGGGATGCGGCGTTGCAGGCGCTTGCCGATGCAGAGCAAATCGTCGAGGATCTGACATCGGAGCCGTTTGAAATCAGCGATACGGCGGGGCTACAGGCTGCGCTTGATGCGAAGGCCAGCGCCAGCGCGCTGGCGACCGTGGCAACCTCCGGCAGCTATGATGATCTACTGGATGCGCCGCCCGCCTTCTCCGGCGATTACGACGACCTGACCGGCAAGCCTGCCCTATCGGCCTTCGCGCGGACTCTGCTGGCTGCCGAAGACCTGGCTTCGATCTGGGCGCTTCTCTATCTGGGCGTGCTGGCTGGCAAGAACAAGGCTGCCATCGTCGATATCGATACCACTGGAACGCCGAGCGGGAACACAGTCCTCTACGGAGATGGCAATTGGGGACCTTCTCCTGTCGCCATCGCCAACGGAGATCCGGGTGTGGCGCGCATTGTCGATGCCGCGCTTAGCACCACAGTCACCTCAGCCGGGCAGGACTGGGTTGCCGCGCGCATGATCGCTCGGGAGCATGGCGGTATCGGAACGCTGGCTTTCGCGGCCCGGGCTTCGGGCGGAACCAATGCCTTCGGCAC